CAACAGGACGGGCCAGCTAATTTGTGTATAGCGGTCACACTCTTATGCCATTTTGGACTATCATGGGCACATGAGCACACTAACTAGCTTCTCCCCATCACCCGCGATCACTACGCGCGACGTCGTGGCGGCGAACGTTCGCGCCGAGGCAGCGCGGGCGGGCTTTAACCAGGTGCGACTAGGGCAAAGACTCGGAATATCGCAGGGTGCCATTACCAAGCGGTGGCGTGGTGAGCGCCCCTGGCAGCTTGAAGAATTGGACAACCTAGCCACGGCGCTAGGTGTCTCAGTCGTCGATCTGGTAACTCCGACCGGGCGGGAAACGCGCCTCCGACAGGACTCGAACCTGCAACCTCGGGATTGCGTCACAGTCCATATTCTGGACACTTTGGAGGCCTCGTTATCGCACGTCGGATCGGGCGCGGCGGCGTAGCGCGCGCGGCATGGGGCGGATCGGGCGAGGATGTGACCATGGTTATACGCAAAGCATTAGTGCCGGGCGGCTGGGACGCGCCACTGGGAGATTACCGGTTGCACATGCTCGGATCGGGCCGCTCGGTCGCGACAACGAGGTTGCGGATCGACTGGTTACGGCGATTCGCGCGCGCGGTGGATCGGGGCCCCTGGGAGGTGGAGACCGGCGACGTGATCGAATGGTCCGCTGCGCACGTTTGGGCGCGAGACACGCGCCGTAGCGCTCTCCAGTCCGTTGCGGGCTTCTATGCATGGGCTGGCGAGCGGCACGCGGTGGGGGTCGATCCGAGCCGCGTCCCTACGGTGCGCGCGTCTGCGCCCGCGCCGAGGCCAGCCGATGCCGCCGCGATTGCCCGCGCGCGCCTATCCCCTGACTGGCGTGTGCGTTTGGCGGTGCGTCTGGCCTCGGAGCTCGGTCTTCGGCGTGGCGAGGTCGCGAAGGTGCGCGGCTGCGATCTGGTTAGGGACTTGCACGGCTGGTCGCTGATCGTCCACGGGAAGGGCGGAAAGCCTCGGACGGTGCCAGTACCTGAGTCAATCGCCGTAGAGATTCAAGGCCACGGCCCCGGCTGGTTGTTTCCAGGTGCCGATTCGGGCCATGTCTCGGCTGAGTGGATCGGGCGACTGGTTGGGCGCGCCCTGCCACGTGGCGTCACGATGCACGCCCTACGGCATTCGTTCGCGACACGCGCCTATGAGCGCACGGGCGATCTAGTCGCCGTCCAGAGGGTTCTCGGACACGAATCGCCACAAACCACGCTCCGATACCTAGCGATAGCCGATGAGACACTAAGGGCCGTGGTGGAGGCCGTGGCCTAAGCGCGGCCCTCCAGTGACCTGATCCGGGCGTCATAGTCGCCATGCTCTCGATCACGGGTGGATCGAATGTCTCCGATCTCGTGGCCAAGGCCTTTGAGTTCACGGGCAAGGCCCTCAATCTGATGCCTGGTCACCATGACATCGGCGGCGGTCTTGGTCTGCTCAATCTCGATCCTGGAGACGCTTTGGCTACTGGCCACGAGCGTCGATTCAATGCGGGTGATCGCCTCGGAGTGAGCGGCGAGGGTATCGCCGAGGCGTTCGATAGCGTCCCCCGCGCGCGCGGACTGTTCGTCTGTCCTGTTCACTGCGTCCGCTAGGGACGATCCATGATTGGGGCTGACTTGGGCGCGGATGCGGCGCGCCTGGATGAGTGTCGCGACAGACGCGACGACGGTCGATAGGCCGGTGAGGCCGCCGAGGGCAGTAATGACCTCGGCGGCTCCACTCATTCGCCGCCCCCGGTGGGGACGTGCGCGAGCGCTGTCCCGGTGCCAAGGACGGATGCCACGAGGGCGACCCAGAGGGGTGCGGTCTCGGACTCGATCACTCCATAGATGACCAGGAGCGGGACGACGGCGGTAGCGACGCCGTATGCCCACCGTCGCACGGTGGGGGTGAGCCAGCCGATGGGCTGAGGGGTCGCGGCGTGCTTCGGAGTGTCAGTCATGGTCAGAGCGTCCCTTCATTGAGATGGGTCTGGAGGGCGGCGACCGTCGCCATGCCCACATAGCCGTCTACGGGGACGCCGAGGCGGGTCTGGAGGGCGGCGATGGTATCGGGGCCTAGTATGCCGTCTACGGGGACGCCGAGGCGGGTCTGGAGGGCGGCGATCATCTGTGATCCATCCGGGTTGGTCTCGAAGTTCCAACCGGCCCCGGCTGCGGGGATGTTCTCACGCCAGGCCCCGTCCTGACTGGACACGGTTCCATCCACGGGCGTACCGAGGTAGGACTGGAGGGCGGCGGTCGTCGCCGGTCCCCACCAGCCGTCCACCTGGAGGCTACCGGGGTCAGGATCGGCGAGCGCGGGCATGGCGGGACCGCCTCCCTGGATGAGGAGGGCGCGCGCGTCGAGCTCATCGAGCCGGGCCTGCCAGCGTCCGGGGCACTCGGTCGGGAAGTGGTCCTGATGACCGGACAGGGGCAGGTATCCCCATTCGTCGCGGATCGCGGCGATCAGCTGTGCGACAGTCTCGAAGTCGGCGGCGTCGCACTCGGGGCGGCACTCGATCCCGATTGTGCGGGCGTTGTTACCCATGCAGTGCCACGCGCGGTCATAGTCGTGCGTGATCTGTGTGACGCGCCCGCCGCTAGCCACGTAGTGCGCAGAGGTGTTCCCATCGGGGCGGGCGAGGTAGGCGGCGACGGCGTCGTGAGACTGCCCGTCTGCTCCCCAATGGTGGATGACGATGCCGAGGGGATCGCCGTAGGGGCGACCGGGGTCAAAGTTGGGCCCCCAATTCGTGTCGGTGACAGCACTATTAACGGTCATTGCTTCGGTCCTTTCAGTCCTTGAATTCATCGATGGTTGCAACCCAGTCGAAATAGGCATCCGCTGAGTTCGCGCCGCTTGTGTCGTTCCACCCGTAGTAGGTGAAACCCGTCGTTGTAACGTTGTAGATCGCGACGCGGAGCCGCTGATTGGCGCACGAGATCGCGATGTTGGGCACTTTGCGGAAAGCCTTTGCGAACGAGACTTTGGCTTCATAGCCCTGATTGGGCGCGTATTGGCCAAGGGCGACGCGGCCTTGCTGTCGCGATGAGACGATGCGGTCAATCAGCTGTTTGAGTTCTGCGAAGTTCGCGTTCACGTCTTCGGCGCGTGCGATCTCGCCAGGGACAAACGTTTTCATGGTTGGTCCTTCCTGTATTGGTTGTTCGTGACATTGAGACGGGTTTTCCAGGCCGTCGGCGTGATCGTGTGCGTGACCTGCGTGATCAGTGCTAGCGCGTCTTCGCCGCGCCATTCGATGTTGATTGCCTGGATGGGGTCGAAGGTTGCGGCGACGGCCATGTGCGCGCCACGGTCGGCGGGACCGGCGTCGTGCGCGGCCACGAGGCTAACGCTGGAGGGCGCGGGATCGGCGCGCGCGGCGGCGAGGTAGAGGCGCGCGGTCCGTTCGACGTCGGCGGCTGGGAGGGTGGCGTCAATTGAGATCGCCGATCCTCCCCAAGCGGCGGCGGCGGTCGGATCGTCCACGGTGGTTTCCGTGTCGTCGGCGGTCCATTCGCTGTTTGCGGTATCCCATTTAGCCGCGTGGTTATTGATGGTGACGTGCGCGAGGGCGTCGGATGAGTTCCACGCGACGTTGATGTCCGTGTAGGACCAGATGCCGGATCTGATCGCGCTTGCCTCGGCGTCGGTGAGGGTGATCGCCGCGGATCGGGGGCGCGTGACGCGGATCGACACGGTCCCGTCTCGGTCTACGGTCCAGGAGCCGAGGACCGAGGCCGTGAGGGCGTCCAGGTGCTTGGCCAGGCTGGTTTCCCAGACGGTCGGCGGCACGGTCTGCGTTGCTGTGTCGTGGATACGGTAGGGCAGATCGGGGGCTGACTTGATGAGGCGGTCCAGGCGCGCGGTCCAGGTCTCTGATCCGTTTCCCCCGTCCGCTTTGGCTCCGTAGCGGGTGATCGCTGCGAGCCTGGCGACGTTGTCGGAGGCGGTGAGGGTGACCTCATAGTCCACGCGAGAGCCGGGCTTGTGCGGCGTGATCGTCAGGTCAGTGATAACGCCGGTGTAGATCGCTGTCCTAGTTGGCCAGTGGATCAGGCGAATAGGCGTGCCATGGTGGAGGCCAGTCGCGCGGGGGCTAAGGGCGTTGATCGCGTGCGCGGTCAGCGTGCCCACGGTGGCGCTCATGGCGGGCCCGTTCGTCGTAACGCCGCGCGTCACGGTCAGGTCAGTGCATGGGCCGAGGATGTCTTGCCACTGATCGGCGACGGACTCGCCTTGGTTCCACGCGCGGGTATCCCATGCGTTGCGGTTCCATGCCAGCGCCCACGGGCGGGGTACTCCCCTGGTCCAGGCTTGGCGGTTCCAACGGTCGGTATTCCATCTCAGTCCTGCGCTGCCCTGGATCGGGTAGAGAGCTTGGAGGCTGAGGACGTCGCAGGGCCGGGGGTTGGCTGGGATATCGGTACGGTCCCAGACCGTGAGGGCGTCAATGATGCCGGTCTGGAGGCCTGCCACGTCAATGGCGAGCTCGGTCCCCATGTCGCTGTTTTCGGCGGATGTGGTGTAGATGGGGCCGGGCCCGTAGGTGTGGGCCTGGTTGCCGATGCGGATGACGATTGTCTTGCCTGGCTTGTCGGCGCGCACGCGGATTTGTGCGCCGATGCGGTGGCCTGGGACCAGGTTGGGCACGGTGATGGTGAGGGCACTCGATCCGGGCGTGAGGGTGAAGCGCACGCGCCCGCCGCTAAGGGGCTGGCAGGTCGCGCCGGTGTAGTCGGTGATGGAGGGGCTAGGGAGGGTCGTCATGGGCTTACCGTCCTGCTCCGTTGAGGCGGGTGTACTGGTCGATGGATTGGGCGATCACGCGGCCTGCGTCAATCGACGGATGGAGCATGTTCGCGGTCACGTGGATGGTGACGCCGCCGCGCGCGCGAATCCCGGCCAGTCCGCTGGCGTCTGGGAGGCCGAGCGAACCGGCGTCGGTGTCGGCGACCATGCCCGTGAGCGCGCCGAGGGATCGACGCACTGCGCCGTAGCGTGATTCCAGGCCCCTGATGAAGCCGTCGATCACGAGGCGACCGGCTGGCGTGAGTAGGATCGCGTCGTAGTCGGCGGGGCCCTTCCAGGAGGTCAGGCTGGAGGTGAGGCTACTCAGCGTTGACTTTACGGAACCGATCATGGAGCTGATGCCGTTGATGAAGCCCTGGATCAGGGACTTACCGGCTCCGATCAGGAGGCCGCCGAGGTTGCCGAGCGCCGATAGGGCGCGGCCAGGGAGGGATGAGATGGTGGAGATAGCCGAGGATACGCCGCTGGAGATCGCGCCGGTGATGCCGCTCCAGGCCCCTGAGACGGTCGATGAGATGGAGGACCAGACGCCGGAGAAAACGCCGGAGATCACGCCGAGCGCGCCCGTGATGTAGCCCTTCACAATCGAGAGCGCGCCGGAGATCACGCCGGTGATGCCGCTCCAGACGCTGGAGACGATCTGCTTAATTCCGTCCCAGACGCCCTGCCAGTCGCCGGAGAGCGCCGAGGTCCAGACCTGGATAATGCCAGAGATGACGCCTACCACGGTGGAGATCACGCTGGAGATCACCTGCCAGACGCCGGATACCACGGTGGAGATGCCCTGCCAGATCGTGTCCCAGTTCGCGGCAAGGCCTTGGAACACAGTAATGATGAGATCGACGATGGGCTGACCATATGATGCCCACGCTGCTTGGAGTTGGGGCCAGACGGCGTCCCATGCTGCTTGAATCTTCGCCCAAGCGGCTTGGAGGGCGGGCACGACGTTGGTTTGGAACCATTCGACAACGACACTCACGGCGGCTTTGATCTGTGCCCATGCGGCGTCCACGGCGGCGCGGAACGTTTCGTTGTTCTGGTAGAGCGCAACGAAGATCGCGACCAGGGCGGCAATGGCGGCGATCACGAGGAAGATCGGATTAGCGGCCATGGTGGCATTCAGTGCCGCCCACGCGGTTTTCGCTGCGCCGATGATCGTCTTGATCTGGTTGAAGGTCTTGAAGCCTGCCACGAATGTCCCGATGACGGCGGCGGCGGCTCCAATGGCGGGGCCGAACCTCTCGAAGAATGCGACGACGCGGGACACGGCGGGCGGGACCGTCGTGGTGAGCCAGTCAATGAGGGCTTGGAGGCGGGGCCGAATCTCGGTCTGGAAGACGGCGGCGGCTTGCTTGATCTTCGGGACAACGGTGGCTTGGAGGCGGGCGGCGAAGTCCTGGAGGGCCGGAATGGCGACGTCCTTTGCCCACGTCGAGAGCGATTCGAGCGCGGGCACGAGGTGGTCAAGGGCGGCGGTCGCGAGGGCGGTCACCATGGGCAGGACCAGGGTACCGGCCTTGGCTGCGAAGTCTCCGAAGTGGGCTTTGAGGACTTGAATCTGATGCGCGAGTGTGTCGCCTTCGCGGGCGAAGGCTCCGTGCGCGTCGGCTGTCTGCTCCATAATCAGGGCCAAGGTCGCGGCCTGTTGCGCTTCGTTATCGAATGAGCCGCCCACCTTTTGGAAGCCGAGCTCGGCGGCTTTGGCGTCGATGCTGGCCTGCTTCAGGGAGACGCCGTAGCGCTCAATCGGATCGCGCTCCCCTTTCAGGGCGCTGGAGAGCGCGGCGACAGCGTCGGCGGTCGTGCCGCCGAATTGGGCGGACAGGTCGGCGGCGACGCCGATCAGGTCGTTGGTCTTGCCTGCGAGCTGGTCGATTGAGGTACCGCCGTTTTTTAGCTGTGCGCCCAACAGCGTGCCCAATTCCTGGTATTCGTTTTTGGTCAGACCGACGGTGGATGCCGCTGTATCGGCGTAGGCTTTCATCTGGTCTGCGCCGGACTTGAAGACTGCTTCGATAGCTCCAGTTGACTGCTCCAGGTCGGCGGCGGCGCTGACTGCCTTTGCCCCGGCGACGCCGATAGCGGCTGCGCCAGCGGCGGCGACGGTCGCGAGGGTCGTCACGGCCTGTTTGCCCGCGTTCGCGAGATTCGTCAGGCCGGTCTCCTTTGCCAGGCCCTTGAATGCTCGGCTGAAATTTTTGGTCTCGGCGACAACTGAGACTTTAACGACGTGGCCAGCCACTGGCTATCCTTTCTGTGCGTGTGCGCGTTCCTGGAGGAGGTCCAGGATCGCGCGGGCGTCTTCTAGCGTGAGGTGTTCGCGCGCCTCCCATGGGCTGATCCCGGCGTCCACGGCGAGGATCGCTAGGACGGGGCTTAGGGAGGTCGCGCCGGTCATTCCCCCGCTGTTTCCTGGGTGGAAACGAGGGCGGTTGCGTCTTCCATGGTCAGCTCGGTTGCGGCGTTGTATGCGTCGTCGCGGGTCTGGTAGCCGCCGCGCCGGAACAGGAGGACGGCACACATGGCGATCATGGGCGAGGCGAGCTTGCCACCTGCTTCGGGGTCGAATGAGGTGATCGGTTCGCCTGTCTTGCGTTCGTAGTACTCCAGGTCGCCGAGGGTGAGCGCGTTCATGTTCATTGCTGTGTCCTTACCAGTTGTGTTGGTCGAGTAGTTCCTTGATGCCCTTGCCAAAGCCAGCGAACGTCCTGGGACGCATCTTTTCTTCGGCTTGGGAGAGCCAGCGGGGGCCACTGCGTGAGTCGGCTCCCCAGTGGCGCACGCCCGCGTATGGGAGGCGGGTCTTAGAGCCGACCCTCACCATGACTTTCCGCTTGGATCGGCTGGGTTTGATCCCGGCTTGAAGGTCGCCGTCCTTGTGGGGGGCCATTGTCTTGGCGAGGGTGGCGATAGGTGTTGCGAGCCGGTATGTGAGGTCTTTGAGGTCCGTGACGGCCACGCCTACCGCTTCGGCATCGCGTAGGAGCGCCTTAATTCCGGTGATTTCGACGCTACCGCCGTCCAGATTGACGCGGCCGTCACGGATACCGGTCATGGCTTAGGCGTCTTCCATGTTGCCCGTGCCGAGCGTCGATGTGGTGGTGAGCTTCTCGGGTTCGCCCTCGCACTGCCACTCAAAGTCGAAGGTCGAGCCCTTTTCGTCGCCAGCCTCGGAGCTGATCGACGGCTTGACTCCGATCTTCGCCTTGATCTTGAAGTGCGGCTTCGCCGGGGTCGCGGTCTTGTTGCCGAAGGGGGCGACCAGGACGTCAACAGTGCGGCCTGCCTGCTGCCAGAGCATGTCCCAGAAAGACCCGGCGTCGAACGAGACAATGGCCTTTCCCTTCAACTTCCATGCCGATGATGCGCCGGATAGGGCGTCGGCGAAGGTGACGACGTCCTTGTCAGAGGTTTCGGGTGCGAGTTCGTAGCTGGAGATGTCGCTCCAGTAGTCCTTGCCTCCGATGGAGAAACCGAGTTTGTTACCGAGGATGCGGGCATTGCGGGTGACGGTCATGGTCAGTCCTTTTCTATGGTGTAGGTGATTGCGGTTGTGATGGGGGCGGCGAGGTAGGCCTGCCCATCGGCGCCCTTGATCGTCTGGTAGGCGTCCACGGCGGCGAACATGCCTTCTCGGACCATGCCGATGACGATTGCGTCGACGGCTGAGTCCAGGCGGGCGACGGACAGGGCGTTGGTGGTCGGTGCGACCGCTACCGTGATCGAGAGCCGTACCGTGACGCCTCCGTGCGTGTTCTCGTCGGCGGCGACCAGGGGCGTGCCTTCTGTGACGACGACGCACGGTGGGGCGAGTCTTTCGGGGATCGACGTCAGGACGGGGATGGAGGTGATCCGGGTCAGGATGTCGGCGAGGTCGGCGCGAGCGGCGGCGATAGGTCCACTGTTGGTTGTCATGAGATCGCGAGGGGTAGATAGGGGGCCAGGAGGGGTCGCGCGGCGACCATGGCGTCACGGGCGACGCGGATCGCCGCCGTGCCGTCGAATCCATCGGCGAAATTCTTGATTCCGTTGGGGGCGCTGCGTCGGTGATAGAGCTCGGCGGCGACTTCGATTTGCGCGCGCTCCAGGATTTCGGCGGGCACGGTCGCGGAGCCGACCTGATCGCGGATGAGCGTCGCTGCCTGGTCGGCACACTCTTTCAGGAACGCGTCGTTGGGCACGTCCCCTACGTAGGCGGCAATGCGGGCGGTCAGGTCGGCTCCCACGTTCAGGCTCCGATCTTCAGGGGCACGAGGCCGGTCGGAATTTCGGTGGCCACGGCCCCGTAGCGGTACACGCTGAACTGCTTGCTGAGATTGACAATGTTCTCGTCCTGGAGCTGGACAAGCGGGGTCTCGTAGGTGCGGATCGCCTCGGCGTTGTAGAACGCTCCCACGATGCCCGTACCGAGCTGGCCAGGCGTGGCGCGCAGGTTGCACGTCACGGGCACATCGAGAATGACGCCGGTCAGGGCCTTGGCGTTCGTGGTGCCAATGGTGTTTGTGGGGTTCTCGGTGGCGCGCATGAGCGGGCGACCGTCCGTGCCGGTCAGGCCGGAAAGTGCCTTGAAGGTGGCGAGATCGACAACGAGGCCGTCCAGGGTCAGTGCCTGGTCGGCGAACTTCGCGGCGGCGTCGATGAACAGGCCGGAGATGTCAGACCAGGTGAGGGAGGTCGCGGCCTTGGCGACGGCGAGCTTGGCGGCGTCTTGCGCCTTGACTGCGTTGGCGAACTGGCCTGCGAAGTAGGCGGCCGAGGCCTGGCCAGCGGCGATAGCCATACCGCGCAGGGACGTGTCCAGGAGGTTGATCCGGGTACGCTCAATCGCCTGGCGGGTCAGCTCGGTGTAGCCGCCGAAGGTCTTGATCGGCGCGCTGCGCTTCTTGGTGGTGACCTTGCCCATCTGGAGATCAGCACCTTCGGCGGTCTGCTCGGTCACGGTCAGGGTGTTGGTCGCGAGCTCGGTAAAGTCGAGTTCCATCCCATCGGCGGGGAGAGCGCCGCGCGAGAACAGCCCTGCCAGGACGTTGGGCTTGTCGACGATGCGAGTCAGGTCCTTGATCCAGGTAGGGACAACCATGGTGGCATCTCCACTGGAGGGGGTGCCGTTGAAGGCGCGGGTCTGGATCGCGGCGATCTCGGCGCGGTATGCCTCGTCGTGGATGAGGGCCTTAATGGCTTCGCCGGGCGTGCGCGTATCGGCGGCGGGGGCGGTGCCGCGCTCGGCGGCGGCGAGGGTCGCGCGCTGCTCCATGGCGGTGATGTCGGCGCGCAGGTCGTCCAGGTCGGAGGCGAGCGCGTAGGCGGGTGCGTCGGTCATGGGGGTTGTCCTTTCGGTGGGGGTGGGTTGTTCGCGTACTTCGGTCACGGTCGCGCCGTCGTAGGCCTGTCTCTTATACACATCTCCGAGCCCACGAGACAGGCAGAAATCTCGTATGCCGTCTTCTGCTTGAAAAAAA